ACTAAATCTGTATTAAAGGTGCAAGTAAACAATGAGTCCGCTACACCAGTTCCTTTAAAAGACTGTTGTCCAGCATAGTATTGCGCATTAGTTTCGGTGATTAAACCACCATTTGGATTTGACATATCTTATTAGCTTTTTTCGTTCATTTCTTCTCTTTGCACTTGACTTGCCGCAACCTGTATAATCTGTGGGTCTTTAACAACAACACCAAAATAAAACAATGTTTTAAGTATTACATCTGTTTGTTCTGATACATCTAATTCTATCTGAGTAGACCCATAAGTACTGTTGGCATTAAAATTAGTAGCTACTAATGTAATATTTACTGCCCCACTATTCCCTCCTAATAATAATCCGGCAATAGTAACTATATCGCCAACAACATATCCAGTTCCTGCTGTGACCACATCTATTGTTGCAGTGTTTGGGGTACTAACTGTTACATTTACTACAAGTCCAGTCCCAGAACCCCCCGTAATTGCAATACTATTATAAGTACCTGGGACCCCGTTCGCTAAGGCTGTAGTTATGCTGCTTGTCAAAGTTCCGGTACCCGTGTTTATTAGTGCCGGCCCATAGACGGTTGTGTCATAAATAAGTTGTCCAACATTACCAATATAATACCCCCATCTAGGATCTAATGGTTTTCTTAAAAAGTTTACATTTATATTGCTAACAACCGTATCGGGCTTTACATAAAGTCTGTCGTTCTCAAGCAAGTACGTTGGAAATGATTCTGTGGATTTTGTTAAGGGAGATTTCTGAATGTTGTAGAACTCCATTCTTTGAAGTCTTTGTAGTTCGACTTGTTCTTTGTAAGATATAGTCCCTAATGTAAATAGTTCTACCTTGTTGCCGTAAATATCTGTGGTTGGCAAAGAGAAATGAGATGGTACTGTCCCAGCTTTAGAAACATAAGTTGCCGAGCCACCAGTTTTAAATATAGACAAATGTTCATCAATTAAAGCAATGCGATCAGCATAATCTGTATCCGCTTGTGGAACTCTTAATTGTTGATTTAAATCGTTGTGATAATTGCCGAATATTTCTAATTGAACTTGCGCTGAAATCTTATTAAATTCATCCGGCGTTACATAGCCTCGTTCCTCTTTATTGAGGATTAGTAGCACTGTTTTATATACGGTATTTACATTTATTGCCATATTTTTATTTTGTTTTATTATATGGGTAGGCCAACAGTTATGCTAGCCTACCCTTATAAATATAGTTACGCGTTATTCAAACTTTTTCTCTATGCTCGAATATACTTGCATCCCTTCATCAGTCTTAAACCAACTAGCTAATGCAGAGTATGGATGTTCTTCAAAAGGAACTGTCATAAGTTTTCTTCCATTAGAAGCCCACATAAAAGTTTTTTGGTCGGAAGATATAGACAATATTCCTGCTTCAACAGCTCTAATACCAAAGCTTCTAAGCTCTACATTTTCGTCGTTTGCTAGACTTATAAATAAAGGTGGATTGTTTTTAGCAAGTAACATTAAGTCTCTCTTAAGTTCTTTGCTTGTCATCTTACTAACAGCGGTCCCTAATTCTGTTCTAAGAATTGCTTCTGCATGCTCTATATCCAATGTATTAGCTAAGTTAAGTGCATCAATCTCAAGCTGTAAATCTTCTAGTTCGTCAATAGCTTCAGCTACTTCATCTTGTTCCATATATGTTTTACCATTTTGAGGATGATACAATGATAGTAATTTCTGCAATGCTTGCATTTTTTTGGGTACTAGCAAGACACCATCTTTAAATACAATATGAGCAACGGTAACCGTTCCTTCTTGTTCATCTACAAATGGAGATTTTTTATTTGTAGCATATCTCAATTCTCTTTCATATCCCAGCTTTTCATCAAAATACATTAGCGGGAACGAGCTCGAATGCTTGCTAGCTAATATTAATGTTATTGGAGATTTACCATGAAGAAGATAATATGCTCTATCTTTAATTTCCCAACTTGGGTCAACCTTTGAGATTGCAACTGTTTGGGGGGCAACCTTTGTGGTTGTATTTGCTTTTGCTTTTGCAGCCATAATATAATAAAATTTAATAAAAAAATAAAAAAATAAAACCTGGGGCCGCAATTTGCGACCCCAAGTAATACTTGTTGTTAAAACTAAGCTGGGTTAGTCGCAGTAAATAATACGAAATTATTAGCTGCTTGAGTAACCAAACATCTCTCAGATAGGAAGTTAACTGTCATTGCATCTAAACTAGAAGTTGCAGCTCCACCAACAGATCCTGTAATCCAAGACTTCATTCTACGATCATCGGCTTCAGAAGCTCTGTATCGTACATGTAGGAATGGTCTTCTGATGTTAGTACCTAGCATTTGGTCGTATACCGTGCTTGTTCCAGCAGGAACTAAAACACCTGATACATTATTTACCAAACCTCTAGTTGTAGCATCATTTAGATATTTCCAATCAGTCTTGTAGAAGTCATAAGAACCTCTTCTAAAACCATCAAATCCTAAGTTCAATGCCATCTCTTCAGAGTTTTCAAACACTCCGTAAGAAGTACCACCAGCACCATACGAGTTCTGAGCAGCCAACATATCATCAAAATCTAAAGATGTAGATCGGTCCAAGAATAACATATTTTCTTCAATAGCTCCTTGCTTGTCAAGATTCTGTAGAATAAAATCAAAATCTTGCAAGGCACTTCTGTTTCCAACACCTGGTGTTACAGTCCCACTTGCGTAGTTTTGATATACGTTACCTCTTTCTTCAATAGCAGAGAATAAACCTTGAGTACCATCAACTGGTACTGTAGATGCAGCAGCACCTGCCGCTAAAGATTTTTTCTCTCCTTCAATAACTGCCATTTCTAAGTAATCTTGGAAACGCAATCTTGTTTCTCCTTCAGACTTCAAATACCATAAGTACCCGCTTGTTCCATCTTCGGCAGCAACTTCAACCCAACCAATTTGAGCAGTATCAGATCCATTGATCTCATAGTTGTCTTTAATGATAATAGGTTTGTTATTGAACTGTTTGAATTGTGCATCAAGAGAACCAGCCATTCCTACCGTTCCTTTACCAAATTCAGAACCATAGACAAATAGGTTTACAGGAGCATTTGCTCCACCAATTGTTGCTAAAGTAGCCGTAGTATATGATTTAACAGTAATCGTAGTCGCAGTGATAGCTGTTACATAACATTTAAGTGTAACATTTGTTGCAGGATTTGTTACTACAATTGTGTTGAAAAGACGTATTGCATGTGTACCATCATTTCCTAAAGCGGTCCCTGCAAAAGTAATAGTTGATGCAGCAGCAGCCTGGTTTGAAAGTAACACTGTACCTCCAGTTTTACTTTCATACCCAATGTGCAATCTTTCTTGTTCAGACCAAATAACTTGGTCAGAAGTCATTGGCATTTCAGCTCCAACCATACGTAAAAACCCAGATAAAGTTCTGTTTCCATATCGCTCTACCTCAGCTTCATAAAGCTCTGGTAAATATTGTTGTGCAAAGTTATTTGAATTTGCTGCCTCTGAAGTAAAACTTAAGTAATTACTTTCAAGTGCCATTTTTGATGGCATTGGTGTGATGCTAAATTTCCCTAGCGGGTCTGCACCTGTTCCAAAAAATTTTCCCATTTTTGTTTTGTTTTTTTAATTGTTAAATTGTGATTTTTTAATTTTTAATTTTGAAGAATCCGCCCCACTTATAGACTTAATTCTAATACCATTTATAAAAACTGCATCGCCAGCTGTTTGTCTTGGAGTGTCTGATATGTTCTTGGAACTATCTATAACATCCTTAACAGCGTCTGCTTTGCCTTGCTCATAAAAGTGATTAGCAATCTGATCCATATTTTGAGCAGCATACATTGCCTTGTGATAACCTTCGTGATTAACTATTTCGCCTTGCCCGTCGACAAACTTTTTGACAAAATTATCAATACTAGATTGTTGCTCAGCAACTTTGCTTGGATTATTAATGCCATATCTAAATTTCTTTCCTCCGACTTCATATTCAAAACCTTTGAAATTGTCGTTTAAAAGATTAGATGTAGCCTTCTTAAACCTGTCGTGCTTCTGCTCGATTAAGCTTGCATCTTCATTATGTCGGTTGAAGAAATCCATTGCTTTTTGCTGCTCTTGGGTTACGCCTGGTCTTAACTTAATCTCATCGTAATATTTACCCTTCAAGTTTTCTAAAAAGCCTTTGGCTTCTACAACTTCTTCTTTATACGCTAATTTTCTTTTACGTACATCTCTTTCTTCATCAATATCTTCGTCATACGAAAAATTGTCTTCTAAAAGGAATTTTATTTCTTCATCGTCTAGATGAGGTTTACTTTTTTTATAGTACTCTTTTAAAAGTACATCATTGTCAACGTTTGAGTAATCTGCGTTAAGCCTAACATAGTCTTCAACATTTCCTCCCGTTTCCTCCATAAAGGCAACAAGCTTTTCAACATTATCGGGTAACGGCTTACCCGTAATTTTTTCATCCCTAATTGCCTCCTTAGCCTCCTTTACAACTTCTTTTACTTCTTCTCCAGTTATTTCTTGGATGCCAGCAAACCCTTCATTTTGAACGGAGCTTTTCCCTGATGATACTTCTGTAACCATTTCTTGTACAGCTTCGGCTGGTTTATCTGCAGCCATTGTTGCTGTTTCTTGCTCTTTATTGGCATCGCTTTGTTTTAAATCAACCTTAATAATATCTGGCTCAATTTTATCTTTAGCGGATAAATCCACTTTGATAACTTCGGCTTCTTTATTAAAATTTTTCATTTTAGGTTTACTTTTTATTTTAAAGTCCCCTTCTTGTTTTACTTCTTCTGGCATAATATAATATAATATAAATTAAAAAATTCTATCTAGGCCCGAACTGTTCTATCCCGAACCCCCCTAATACATCATTACCTGAACTTTCAAAGTTTTTCGGTAATAAATCATTTTTTCTTTGATCAATCATTTCTGATTGCTGTGTACCTGTAATTTTTACACGCTTATCTTTCCTATCCTCTATTTCTTTTTCTCTTTCAGATTCAGACTTAATTCTTGCTGTTGCTAGTTGCATATTGTAGCTAAACTCTTCGCCCATAAGATCTCTCTTAATTTGAGCCTCCATTTGCATCCTTTGTATTTCAAACTGGGATTTAGCTTGTTCAATGGCTACTTTTTCTGCTGTCAATGCTTGCTGTTTTTGAACTTCCGCCATTGCTGTCTGTTCCGCCAACTGGGCATTAGCCTGTGCCTGTGCCTGTATATTAGCTTGTTGTGCTTGCTGTGCTGCGGCAGCTTTTCCTTTCCTTCTAGTCTTCAATATTTCGTTTGCTAGCTGAAGATTTTTTACCTGTCTAATATCTATCGCATCCTCTAAATCTATGCCGCCTGATTGCAAAGCAACTTGGATGTTTTGTTCTAATTGCGCTTGTTGCTCTTCATCCGGTTCTAGTTCTAAAAATATTCCAAAGTCATGCAGGTTAAGTTCTTTTATACTATCTAGTGTAGCAACATTAAAATGTGTTATACTGTTCTTTAATGAATTTGCAGTTAAAGCATATCCTAATGAATCGGCAACTCTTCTTGAAACGTTTTCGCAGGTTCTAAGGGCTAAATAACAACTTGCTTGTAATATATGTCTAGTCGCTACATTAGATTGATTAGCGGCCATCTTTTGAAGCCCCACTAGTGCATCCTTAGC